TGTCTCTGCGGCCCACAGTGACGGCGGCGGTTCACAGTATCCGGTCTACACCGGCTCCAAGCGTGAGTTTGACGAAGTGACTGTCGAGTCCTGCGAGGGCAACGCAAGGGCCATCGCTGATGGCTTCAATAGCTTCCTGGCAGCCCTGACGCCCCACATGACGGGCGGGCAAGAGGAGGGTTACCTCGACCCCCTGGCATATCGCACCAGGGAGGTCGGCGCTCGTGACTACCGGCGAAACATGGAAGGCGAGGTCAGCGACAAGCTCGATATGCACCTTTCGGTGCTGGTCGATAACAGTGGCTCGATGTCCGGTCACTTGATGGACGAAGCCAGCCAAGCGATCTACACGCTGCACAGTGCAGCCGATGAGATTGGCCTTCCCACTGACTTCCTGCTCTGGAACAGTCACCGCAAGGTGTATCAAGTAGCCACTAACGGCCCTGAGCCGGTCTACTACACCACCGGGGGCGGCACCTGGGCTGAGGATGCCATCAGAGACAGCCTGAATCACTGCGATGATTCAGTCAGTAATCACCTTGTTGTGATCGTTACAGACGGCTCCTGGGGCAGCGAGGAGCGGTACTCCATACTTAGTACCGAACGCCGTGACAATACCAAGTACCTACTGGTATGTATCGGTAACAGCACCCCTCCTGCTGGTCACAGCTACGCCGACTCGACGGTGACCATCAGCAACGCAGCGCAGATGGGTCCGGTCATCGAGTCTGCATTGCACGCCTTAGTAGACTGAGGCAGTCGGTCGGGGAGCGTTTGTGGTGGGCGCTCCCCGGCATGACGTGAGGGCATTGCGAATCGTAGTGCCTTCACGTTGTGCTTTCTGATATCCACCTGATACCATTAGTTCTCCACCCGATACCTACTAGGAGTAGTTATGACTGCAAAGCAAGACACCTTCATCATCAAGCTCGTGGGCGAGCGCCTCACAGCACTGGGCATGAATGACCTTAGTGAAGCCATGGCGACACTGCCCCTCGACGCAATGACGCCCAAGGACAAGTCGGCCCTGATCGACAAGCTCCTCGACTGCCCGATCGACGGCGACGACTCAGGCTGGTGCGCCAACCGTGCCAGCGACAAGCAGATCAGCTTCATCGAGAAGATGATTGGGTCGTGCGACCGTACCGACGAACGCACCAACGCAACGTGCGAGACGTTTGAGATGCTCATCGGGACAAAGCAGATGAACAAGGCTGCTGCATCGGGGGCGATTGATATCCTCAAAGGCTTGCCCAAAGCTATGACGGCGACTGGTGAGCAGTCCGGTGGTCCTAGCGGCGAAGGCTTCTTCGTCAAGGGCGACGACATCTGGAAGGTCAAGGCAACCAAGGTCGGCAAGCTCTGGGCGCACCGTAAGGTTGCGTCGGGCTGGGAGTTCGACCGTGCCGCTTCCTTCTCGCTGACAGACAGCGACAGGATCACAGTCGAGCAGGCAGCGGCGTTCGGTCATCGCACCGGCAACTGCCTGATCTGCTCCCGAGAGCTGACCGAGCAGTCGAGTGTCGAGCGAGGCATTGGACCCGTGTGTATCACAAAGATATGACCTGTAGCGGGGGGCGGGCTTGACAGCCTGCTCCCCGTGAACTACTATGACACTTCCACCACCCCGAACGATTAGGATCTGATATGAACTTGAACGATATGCTCTCCGATATCGGTGTTTCACCGACGACAGGCACCTCGACCTCGACCTCCGCCGTGCGTCCTGGCGACACTGCCCTCCCGTTGTATGACTTCCAGCGTGAGGCTGTGGAGCACGCTCTACGGTCGAATACCGACCAGTACGGCTACATCGGCTTGGAGATGGGCCTGGGAAAGACTCCCTGCGGCATCAGCATCGCCGTAGGTTGCAAGGACGCCGGTATCACGCCCACGCTCATCATCGTGCCTCCGAGCCTCCGTATCAACTGGGTTCGTGAGATCAAGAAGTTCGCCCCCGGCCTCAAGGGTTACGTCTTGAAGGGCACCAAGCCTCACGACATCCCGGCTGACGCCGACGTGCTCGTGATGGGCGACAGCAGTGTCATGGCCTGGCATGAGTCACTCATCGGTCAGGTGGGGGCGCTTGTAGTCGATGAGGCTCACCGGTTCAAGAACCGAGAGTCAAAGCGCTCTAAGGCTCTTGATACCCTATCAAAGAGCATTACAGGGCCACGAGTGCTTATGTCTGGCACGCCGATGCCTAACGGTCGCCACGCCGAGCTTGCCAAGCAGATAGACGTGCTAGGTACCGGGGCATGGTCTGATATCGGTGGTATCGGAGGCTTCTGGCAGAACTACGCCCCCCAGACAGACTCGTGGGGCGGTCGTGGTAACAACGACAGCGAGGGTCTGCACAAGCGTATGACTAACTCATGGTTCTTCCGTAGGCTTCGTGACGACGTTATCGAGATGCCTAACAAGGGCCGCACCTCTCTCGCCTTGGAGGGCAAGGGCAAGGCCGTCTCCAAGTATCGGAGAATGCACGAGGACATCATCTCGTTCCTCGCTGATAGCAACGACGGCAAGGTGACCGCTGGACAGCAGCGTGCCGAGGCTCTCATTCGCCTCACATCGCTCCGTAAGGCCGCAGGAGAGGCCAAGGTGGAGTCGGCAGTCGCTCACATCAAAGAGCTGTTAGACAGCGAACCAGGAGGTGTGTTCGTTGTTGCCGAGCATGGTGACGTGATGGACGGACTGCTCGCTGGTCTGTCGAAGTACAACGCCACAACGGTTCGGGGCGGCATGAGCGATACGGCTAAGGCCGAGGCGGTCGATGCCTTTAACTCAGGAGCAAGCCGAGTGCTCGTTGGTCAGATCACAGCGGCAGGTGTCGGCCTCACACTTCATGGTGACGGTCGTAACCACCGAGTCGTCATCGTCCAGCTTCCCTGGACTCCTGCGGACCTCAAGCAGGCCGAAGATCGTCTGCACCGTATCGGCCAGACCAAGGACGTGCATGTCGAGATCGCCTTGTGCGCCATCGACAACATCTGGACCATCGATGAGCGACTCTGGAACATCCTGGAGGCCAAGAACTTCAACACAACCTCAGCCATCGATGGCGACGGTGAGTTCCTCTTGGCAGCAGCTCAAGACTCCCTACTCGATACCTATCGATAAGGGGCTTCACTCTTTGCCCCGACTGCGCCGATGATTACTCTTAGGGTTGCGTCACCCGTAACCGTTTGGTAAGGTGTAACCACATAACAACAACCGACCGAGGAGGTCACTATGTCAGAGATCCGAACCAACGCCAAGAACGAGGTCATCGTTCCATTCCATCGTCCTGGCGCTCCCGAAGTCGATCTTGCAGAGCTGATGGAGGCTCTGCGAGATCGTAAGAACCGTGGCTAAGTACACGGTTCGACAGGCTTGGAGCCAGTCTGATCGTCAGAGATTCTCTGATGGCGATTGGCTCCGAGCCTCCGCTCGCCCAGGGCGTAAAGACATCGGTCCCTCGAAAGATGAGTGGGACTACGAAACCGACAACGAAACCGACAACGACAAGGACAACATGAGATGACTAGCGACATTGAGCTACAGGAAATACTCGACCAAGATGCTGAAGACCTCAGAATCGATGATATCGACTTCGATGATATCGATGATATCGATGATTACGAGTGGGATATGTCATCGGAAGAACCGGACGTGGAGATGGATCTAGTTGACGGTCTCACCGATCTTATCGACGGCATGTTCGTAGAAAGCAGGTACTGAGATGGATATGACCTCTGCCGAGACATACTCCGAGAAGATGGAGCAGATGCGTAAGAAACGCCAAAAGCACTTCTACAAGTGCGAGGCAGGACATACCATGGGCGCTCCCCGCACACAGACAGCATGTCGGGTATGTGTAAACGGCGTACCTTGCACCGCTGCCCTTAAGAAGCTGCGATGATATACGCAGTGTTTGCTATGGGATTCCTATTGGTATGGGCCGTCGCTACGATCAGATCATTCTGGTTCGCAGTGATGCACACCCTTCGGAGGGAAGGCAGTGAATTGTTCCCAACCGACGAGGACACAGGTAATTATCCCGTAGTTACCGTCAACGATTCGTCTCGACCAGATATGCTCTGGCGGGGCGAGACATACAAGAAGAAAGAAGAAAAGTAACATGACCGTACAAGGCGTAGCATTATTCGACTTCGTAGGAGGTATCACGATAGCGTTCATAGCCGTGGTAGCCCTACTCATATCATCCAAACCCAAGCAAAGGAACAAGTGATGGAAACTCAAGCTCTGAAAGAGAAAGACCAGTTTGAATCGGGAGACTTTCTCCTCGCTCTGACTGAGGCAGACTACCGGGTCGTCATGCACGCCCTGGTGGTAGCAGGCACCACCATCGAGGCCACAAAGGGTGCCGACACCTCGCTGCCCTACGACGACCTCCACGACCGCTTGATGGATTGGAACCACTGCGACGAGGAGCCGTACATCGATTCTAAAGACTTCGACGCATGGCTCTGCTCGACCTGCGGGTACACGCTCTTCGACGGCCACGTAGATTCGTGTTGCTGATCTTCGTAAACCCCTGTACACTGAGCACTCAACTAGAAAGTAGGTGACCGTTATGCAAACATTCCTCCCCGAAGCCAACGACATCCGATCAGGGTTCGACATTCTCGACTACCGTCGCTTAGGCAAGCAACGTGTAGAGACCTGGCAGATCCTCAACGTTCTGCGGGGAGTAGACAACGAAGGCAATCCGAAAGACCACAAGGGCTGGGTCAGTCACCCAGCTACCAAGATGTGGCGAGGTCATCCCGGTGGCCTCGCCATGTACGGTCTCCTCAACTGCAACGAGTGGACACGTCGTGGCTACAAAGACACCATGACCCCCCGCTTCCAAGCAGTGCTCGATACGTTAGACGTGACGTTCCCTGAGTGGTTCACCGACGACGCTCGTATCAAGGAGATTGCCCGTACGCATCAGTCCAACCTCATCCGTAAGGACGAGGGCCATTACAAACCCCTGTGGCCTAACGTACCCAACAACCTTGAGTACGACTGGCCCGTTAGCTGAAAGGTTGCGACCTGGGTATGTCGTCAAAACTGCCCTCGCCGGTTCCCAGCTTCGACTGGGCGCTGCGATGAGTCTCTCAGCCGAGAGCGGGACCGAAAGGACCGACAAAGGCTTCCGTGGTTGGTGGGCCTTGATTGAGGCTGAGAGATTCATCGGAGCGACCGCTCCAATTGACCGATCTTGAAAGGATCACAAAATGCAGGATTACGAAACACTCCCCCCGCCTAACCAAGCCCCGCCTACCCAGGCAGTTACACAAGAGGACGTTATGCAGAATCTCCCGGTTCTGAATATCGTTATCAATACCATCGATAACGACATTCACAATTACATCGGTCGGCTGGTAGTCAACACTTCAGAAGGCTGGGCGCAAGTCCTCCTCCAAGAAGAAGGTCAGCCCCTCGCCGTTGTAATGTTCATGCTTGACAAGGTTGTCAAGATCGCCTCCAATGAAGTACAATAACTCCCCTCGTAACTAACAGAAAGGCACACACGCTATGTGGTACGCATTCCTAATCTTTATGGTAGTCGGCTCGATTGCCATGGTTGCAACGATCATCATCGGAGGGGTTTCTCTTACCAGGGAAGCTTTTAGTCTCCCTCTTCGGCCCACGCTCAACAAATACGCCCAATACCTAGCTAACTCGTACAATTCGTACTTTGAAGCGGGGCGCATCATTGAGTGGACGCCATACATCGATGAGGGTACGAACCTGTGGTGGACCGGTTGGTTAGCCAGCCTCCCCAATCGGGACAGGAAGATAGCCGTCACCTATGCCGGTTATCTGTACGATCACTTCAACGACGCACAGCGACGTAACATGGGTATCAACACATACGGCAAACCTTTCAAGGACATCTTGGGTAGATAAACATATGCGTGTGTTCGGCACAACCCCTCCTGGCTTCGGCCAGGAGGGGTTTTGTCGTTTACAGGGAGCTAAGAAGCTCTAGCCATCGATCAGCACCTCGTCTGATATCACGGCTCTTAACCCTATCGAATACCTCGTCAGACTTCTCCTGACGGTACGACAGGTCGGTGTACTTCTTGATCGCTCTGACCCAATCCTTGGGCTTGTACGCAATGTCGAAAGAGCCACCCCAGGATGTCCTGAGAGCCTCGTAGGAGGGGCTGTAGGAGCTTACAAACGGTATCCCGCAGGCTGCGTACTCAAGCCCCTTAATGTCGCTCTTAGCGTGATTGAAGGGGACATCTCGTAAGGGGATGATCCCTAGCTGCATGTCCAATAGGCCGGGGTATTCCTCCGGCAAGCACAGCTCTGCTTTCTCAACCGCATCTTCAGGCAAGCCCACTCTGTGAGCGAAAGTATCTGCCTGGGGATTCCGTGGATTGTCTCCACCATGATACATCTGGTAGTCATCCGTAAACTGACGGAGGATACCTTTCATTAGCTCAAGGTCTCCACTACGATGAGCAGTAGACCCCACCCATCCCAGCTTGGGGGTAGCCACGTCCTGCTCGACTCGGGTAAACCTATCGATATCGACGTAGTTAGGTATGACCTCGGTGGGCAGCGAGAACATAGAAGCACTCCTGTCAGCGATCCAGGGCGTAGATGCCACAATCATTGACGACGCCTCTATTGATCGGGCGTAGTGGTCAATGTTCCTAGCTTTGTTATGCTTCGGGTGTGAACCTTTCCATGCAGCGTTACGGTGGTCGAGCGCCCAGTACCAGTCATCGATGTCCTGGATAACAATCATACCGGAGTTGACGGAGTGCCTACAATCGTTAGCGATACCGTCGTTCATAAGACGCTGAGTGATAAGGATATCGGGGGTGTGCAGCTCCTTGGTGATATCGCACTCGACTCCTAAGAATCCCTTATTTGAGTACAGGGTTCCGTATACAACGTTGTACTCCTCTTTAAGGTAGGGAATGTACTGACCAACCCTCGCCCAGCCAGATCCACCCCAACTAGGGGTGGTACCCACAGGGTCGTCTTGACAGCTTCTAAAGTCTCCACTAGCTATGCCTAAAGTTTTCATACTACGCCTTTGTTATGTATTTACGGATACTGGAACGGATATCAGGGATATTGAGCCGTCTCTCTGGCTCTGGTAATGACATATCACCTGGGGGAGGAAGCAGGTTGAGCTTCTCTGGATCTAGCCTTTTACTCGGATTGAACGGCATAAGCTCTCTACGCTCTTTCGGGGTTCGACCTCCCCACATACCATGCTCTTCGTTGGCTCCTAAAGCGTCACACGCCGCTCTCTGCGTACAGTTACCACACACCAGACGTCCTATGTCATAGTATTTAGACTCGGGGGCGCTTCTCTCCTCGCTGAATATCGGAGGAAAGAACAGATCCACATGAACGTCTTTGCACAGAGCTTTGCTGTCATCCAGTCGGTCAGCCATATCAGTCCTCCCTCAGCATAAGCTGTCTAAGGTATGCGATACGAGCAACCTGTCGAGGATCGTGCTCGGCCCTCAGCATGTTATCCAATACGTCCAACTGCTCGATACGTGTATCGTTTGATACCTCATCGTCTAGCACGTCGTCTACTACGTCGTCTACTACGTCATCCACGACCAAACGAAGGATCGGGCTACCGGGAGACCTAGAAGACTTGTGGTCGTCCTGCACAGACTTAATGAAGTCATCATCGTCCCTGTTACGCCTCTCAGAGTCACGGAGGTCGAGGGAGGGGTGTACACCTTTGTCCCCGCCAAACACTTGATCGATACCAGCAGACCCTTCCTGGATCGCTATGATAATGTCCTCTTTATCAATGCCGGTGATATGGGATATCTTTTCCAGCAGACCCATAATCTGATGGTCTTCCATATCATCGCTGAACTCCTGTCCGTACGCAGTGACGATGAGCTTGCGGAAGATATCAATCATATCCTCGTCCTCGGGGATATCGACTTGGGGGTCTCTGTCGTCTCCCGCTGATCTATCGATACTGAACATGATATGGTCAGCCCCCAGGGTGGGAAGGTCGTTATCTAAGATTCCTTTGATCTTGTCCCATTGCATGTTCTGTACGTCCTTCAACCACTCCTCAAATGCGTCATCGTCGCCGTCATTGAAGTCGTCTGGATCAACATCGAAGTCCTCTGGCTCTCCGTAGTCCTCATCATCCATCATATTATGCTCCTTATAGCTGGTCTATTTTGGTTACTTGTCAATAGGGGGGTCATCGAGAATGTCAGCCTCGATGATGGCTTGGTCTAACTCGTTGGCGGTCATAGGAGTGGGAAGCTGGTTAGCCTTATCTGCGATATCTGATCCGAATATCTTACTGAGCACGCCCCCGCTACCCTTTGCCTCGACCTCCATACGGAACACATCACGAGTGTCTTGGATGTCCTTAAAGTCCTTCACGAGCCTGAAGAGGCGGTCCATCTCAGCCGAAAGCTCGGCATCGATACCTTGACCCTCTACGTCCTCTGCGAACTTAGCGAACATAACTCGACTCGCTTGCATCTCCACCATGGCGGTGAGTAGGGACTGAAGTTGGGACTTGCTTTTAAGCTCCATAGGTAGGTCATATGCACAATCCATATGTTCCTCAAAACGAGGACAACGGGGAGCTAAGTAGCAACTATCACATTGCCTCACACTCTTACTACTGAGGGCTACTACGTCCTCTTCATGTGGGCGTAAATCGTAGGTTTCATCACCGTTTGCGCCCTTTTTGGCCTCGGTAGAAAGTACCTTATCTATACCAAATACTGGTAGCAATTCCCGGTCACTCTCGTGCCTACTCTCAGGTGCGTAGGTAGCAATAGTATTACTGTTAGAAACCGTGTTAGTGGGTTTCGCAGAATCGGGGGGTGTAGTTACTATACCACCCTCTGAGAGGTGTTCAGACCCCTCATCGAGTTCACCTGCTGAGGGGTCATAGGCCGCTGAACTAGGTGTATCGAAGGTCCTCTTCTCCCACTCCAACCACGACAGTACAGCCATCTTCGCCACCTCTTTAACGTCGTCTTCCATGACGGCATCGAAGTCCACCCCAAGACGGTTGATATCGTTACGGTGCTTCTGGCGTACCTGCTGCTTCTTAGCCGCTGGGTACCGCCGTAGGCCATGACCATCCCATATCTGGGTTTCGCCATACCTTACAACACTCTTCCACGACGTTACGATAGCCACATCCCAGTCGATTGACTCGATGATGTCTACCTTACCGGTAATGACAATCATAAAGGCGTTCCACCTCTGCTTCAGTTGCTTGATACGTTTGGTCGTGGATGATGTGATAGCCCTATCGGATATCGCCACCCGCCCGTATCGCTCACAAAGGTGAGCTAGTCTTTCAGTGTCTTCTGGATCGTTCCAGATAGGGATGTACTTATCCCCTAACCACTCACCGTTGTAGTCGGGGCGACCGATAACAGAGGTGATGTTGGCCCCATGTTGACGGATGAAGTTATCGAAACCGTCGATATCAGAGTCATCGTCGCTGGTATACAGGTACACATCCTCGGTACCGAAGTGCTCCTGGATCTCTAGCTCCTTACGCTTCGGCACTGCGAAGTGTGTGAGGTTCATAGCTACCGACTGCACGTTGTTATCCTTGAGAACGTTTCTATAGGTACCCTTCTCGGCACCTGCTAGGACTACTTTCATTCTTTACTCCAGTCTCGCTCTGCTCGTTCTAGCTTCTGTTTCTGTACTTCCGCAACTAACGTCTCCCACGATCGGGGGGAGGCAGATAGGTTCTTCCATTCAGGACGAACGGTGTAGGGGTCTGCGAGCAATAGAGCGGTCATACCCAGCTTCATGCACTGCTCGACTGTGGACGGGTCAACGTCAACGTACCAGTTGGTCATTGATGACCCTGCGGCTGTAGCCAGTGAAAACACCTTCTCTGCTTTGATCTCGGGAGAGGTGGCGTAGAGTACGTCATAGACCGCCGCTTTGACCCCGTTGACCTTCATCCAGGTTTCAAGTACAAATGTGTCCTCGCACTCATCAATAACAACGGCCAGACGACCGTTTAGAGCCTCATGCAAGATCCTCCATAGGGCCATGCCCCCGGTACGTGGGACACGTTGTACGAGTTCGTTAGCTGGCTGGGCAATGACATCAAAGTTAACGACAATCATTCTGACTCCTCCATAGGTTCAAGGAAGTGCCACGAGATGTAACCACACCATAGCCATAGTGTGAGTCTTCCTAAGTGTCCTCGACTCCCCCACCTCTTGAGAACTCGGGTAATTGTGGGAGCCTTCTTCGTGGTAATAGCAAGGACCTCGTAGATGCACCCCACTACCAGAACAGCGTTCATAGCTTCCTGGGTACTGACAGTTTGCCTCACTTCCAAGTGACCTTGCTGTTACTGTAATGTTCGACATAGCTATGGTATGGGCAGAAGTCGCAAACGTAGCTCCACTCTTCCTTGGGAATACCGGTAGTGCGTCCAATGGCTTTCTTCTTATCACGGTAATCCGTGCAGCCGACTCCATACCCGAACCCGTAGGTAGGACGGTTGTGTAGGTTGTAACAACCCATGGCGTCTTCTTTGTAGTTCTCACGCTCGTTGCGGATAAACTCCTCTAGCTTATTATCGTGGACAGCCTGCTTAAGAGCACCCTCATCGATAAGCTCAAGCTCTTCGTCTGAGATGACAAGTAGCTGGGCGGCGTGAGCATCACCCGCCCTGGGGTACTTCTGCTTGTGAGTCTCACAAGCGTCGATCAACTCGTGATCGTGTAGAGCTTGGGGATCATTCTCTGTCGCATAATCCTTGAGCTTGTCTACGGTTTTGCAGGTGTTGCAAATAAGCAATCGGGCCATTGTTTTCTCCTGTTATTGTTACGGATTGTGAACGTGTTGACTACAGTCTATCACTTATCAGGCAGTGAATCGATCCATGGGTCCTAGATACTCGGGGCGGTCGTCGTTACCCTTATCACGAGCCTGGAAGGTGGCGAGGGCAGAGGCGTGCCAGAGTACGCTCACGATATGGGGGGTACCAGTTTCCTCATCGATATCCTCACCGTTCCAGAACTGCCAAAGGTGGCGTTGGAGAGCGCCGAACGAGAGGGACCAGTTGTAGCCACGCTCCCAGTTACGGTCATCATACTTCTCTGCTCCCCGGCCATATGCTTCTGCGAGCATCCAGATGGCTTCTTGTGGAATCAGATCAAAGCGAGCATCCTTTTGCCCCTTCTCTCCTCCGGTGTTGGGGTCTACGATGCGTACTTCTGACATTACTACTCCTACTGCTAGTCGGAGTGTAATTATACCTGCATTGGGGGGTAAAAGCAATACCTGTATAAAGAAAGTGGCCCCCTACTGGTGCCAAGAGAAAGAGAGAGAAACACACCAGTAGAGGGCCGAAAGTGTTAGGTATGGGTAACCTAACAGACCATGTTTATATATGATTAGCCTTTGATCGTAGTAATACGCTTTCCTGCGATAGCCTTCGTCCGCTGAGAAACCGTGTCATCATAGAGAACGTCGTGACGAGCTTCCTTTGCGAGGTAAGCGGCGAGGTCATCGTTCGGGGTGCCACCACGATCAGGGGCGACCTTCTTCACGTAACCATCGGTGATCCCTTCCTGGAGATCAGAGTTCATACTACGAGATTCGTTAACAGCCATATCTATATCCTATCATAATGGTTAAGGGGTTCGGGGGCTTATTGCTTACGGTTGAAAGTCCCTCTTGCGTTTGTAATATCCTGTGCGTCTTGAGCGTTGTTCTTTGAGCTTGGACGTTCTGGCGGCTCGGGGAAGGTCTTACCGTTGTCAGATGTGTCCTCAGCCCCTTCAGCTTCCTGATTGCGTTGCTTGCGTAACTCTTGCTTACGGAACTGTCGCTCATCCCAAGGGTCAGATTGATACTGTGGCGGCTCCTTCCCCAACATGCTTGTCACCTGCTCTTTAGCATCTTCCCCAACCTCTTTAGGGTTCTTGGAAGTGTTATCTAGTTCGCTCCAGTAGTTAGCACCTGCTCCACCCGGCTTACCTGAAACGGGGTCGGGCCGATCAGGACGCTGACGATACTGGGGCTGCTTCAGACCTGCGCCGTAAGTGAAGCCTTGCAACTTATTCGACTGTGGGTTGTAGTTAGGATTACTGGACATTGTTATTTCCATTCTTTGTTTATGTTGTGAAAGGCTGCAAGGTTGGCACCCGCCCGACTTCTCTTACCACTCTGTGGGGAACTCGTGCTCTTCGCACCCTGAGCAGCCGCTTCGTGCCATCCCCGATAATCCTTAACACCTTGCTGGATACTTTCGTGGGAAGGAACGTCGTTGGTAGGCAACTGGTCAGAACGTTGGGCCTGTTCACGACCTCGGTTGACTGTTTGCTGGTAGGCCATTTGGACGCCGGTAAGCCCTTCCCCAACATTGCCAGCAGGGAGCTGACGGTGTTGTAGACCACCTAGCTGACCTTGTGGATCAGTAGTAACGTCAGTAGAGGTTGCGTCTATGGCACCGCTATTTTGCCTAGCGGGGGTGTTGGCTCCTGCCTTCTTTATGGTAGTAGATCGGTTCGGCCTTCTTTGAGGGATGATGTTTTCGTGGTCGTTTCCTACCTTCTTGAAGGTAGCGGTCCCGTTAGAACCCGTATTCGGAGCCTTATTGAGTGCAAGGGGCGTCTTAGCAGCTTCTAATTCAGGAGTCGCCTTAGTAGCTTCTATCGCAGGAGTCCCAGGACCTAATGCAAGAGGCTTTTTGGATGACTTTTGAGTGTTAGGCGGCGGGAGACCGGGGCCATCTGGCTCCCCCTCCTCGCCCTTATTGCCGACACCGTATACAGCGCCATATACAAGAGCGTTGCGGATGGCTTCGGGGTTGTTGATAGCCTTAGCGAGACCCCTACTCATACCTGGGGCTTCAGGTTTCCATGGATCTCCGCTCCAGTCGGCCACGCCGCCAGGCGTTTGAGGACCCCCGAAAGAGTCCCTGCCTGGGCCACCATCTTCCCAGGTACGTTGCCATACACCAGTGTTGGGGTTACCATTTCCTGATAGGGGCTGGCCTGCTCGGTACGGGTTAAACTTCTCAGCCATCAGTAGACTCCTTCGCTCATAGCGTTGCGGGCAGAACCGCCCCATTTGGTATCAGAGTAGTCTGATATGATACTCGGCTGTACGACGACCCCACTCACCCATGAACGGTTAGAGGGCGCAAGGCGGTCTGCACTAAGTACGTCGTGAATACCTGCCTGAGAGGTTGTGAACCCACGTCGTTCAGCGTGTAGGATAACAGGGGCTACGGGGCGAATCTGTCTAATAGCCTCAGCGGGAGCGTATGCAATCTGCAACGACTCATCAACCAGGAACTCTTCCCTGCTCTGAAAGGGTGCTTTCGATTGTTGTCGAGGGGCTTGGTCACGTAGATTCATTACTTCCACCCCGGCGCTAGGCTCTGGAGGGCAGTACGACGCTGAGGATCGATATGGCCCATATCCTCTACACGAGGCAGGCCACTCGGGATACCACGGGGGCCGACTTTACCGTCGTTAGTAAGTCGAACAGGCTCAGCACCTGGGGGTGCCCACTTGACACCTGACACCTGACGTTCTAAACCTGTCATAAGGTTAAACTCATCAGGCCATAGGTAATCACCCTGGTTGATACGCTCACCCTTGTGAACTCCTCGGCTGTATGTACGCTTGTTCTGGCGCATGACGCCATCGAGGAGCTTGTCCTGACGGCGTGTCGTGGAACCGTGGATACCGATATAACCATCTGGGTACTGGGCATCAGGTGTTGCCCCGAAAGCTGCCAAGCGCCGGTCTTTAGCGTCACGGAAGTTAGGAGTGGGGCCGATAGCACCATCATTGGGGAGGGCTTCGCCTCCCTGCCACTGCGAAAAGGATGTACTCATACTCTTTGACCCCCATTAGAGAATCCCGCAGCCATGGCGAAGGCTTGGAAGCTACTTCCACGACCCCCTCCTAGGTGGGATACGGGGCGTGGTCCATCTTGTTCGTCCTCGATTACCGGCTGACTGGTAGCTTGGCGATCAGCCATGCTCCTCATACCTTGAAGTGTTTTACGGGCACGGTCGGCCTCGGGAGAGAACATGCAGTAAGTATATCAGATACTGTAGTCAGGAGTCCATGTAATCGCTGAAATGGGCTTACCAGAGTCACCTTCGATATCATCAAATCCAATGATATAACTGAGGTCGATACCTCGGGGGGCCACGAAACCACGAGCGATAGCGCAAGCCTTGGTAGCCTGGTTGACGGCAGCCGCTCCAATTGCTCGGACCTTCGGCTTGCCCCCTCCTACTACTGCTCGTGCAATAACTGATGCGATAGCGCCAGCATTGCTGTCGCCCCGCACTCGGATAACGTCGTCTACATTCATATTCTTCTTAGTCATTTCTAATCCTTCTGATATGCGAGTTGTGTACTTAGACCAAGTATACCAGACTACGTGTCCAGGAGTCCGTTTTCACGCATAACCAGGATCATGCTGTTTAGAACTTCGACTGGCATAATGGCGACCCAATCTTCCCCGACGTTACGGGAGCCTGCCTTCTTTGCGACAACAGCACCGTAGTCATGGCCGTTGTTTACCATCTCTTCTCTCAATTCCTTGACGTGGCTGTGGACGTTAGAGATAGCTCCCTGCCCGCCTTTGACCTCGACTGTGAAGTTAGTGCCGTCCTGGAGCCGTACGTCCCCTCGGTCATTAACGCCGGACAGGGTGAGACGATCTGCGTGGGGCCACCCGTTGGCCCGTAGGTAGTCTCTTACACGGTTCTCGGCGTCAGTACCAGTCTGCTTAGGCTTGTTGGTCATGGGGCCACTCGCCCTCTCCGTACGTAAGAGTCATAGGTAAGAGGGAACGCCTCTGACAGGTAGCTCTCCATCACGTTGGCTACCTGCTCAATCTCATACTGGGGATACGATGGGTATACGGCTGTTTCATCGTGAACTCTCAGGCTCAGGAAGTTCATCAGGGATCTAGCGTTACAAGTGACGTAAGCTGAGGACATGATGTTTAGGGGGAGCACCATGCGAGCTACTTCCCTCGCCACACCTTCCGACAGTAGCCCTTGGTAGTGATTGTAAGCCTGAGCGCTGGCAACCTCCATGATAGCTTTCATCTCTTCGCTAACAGGGTCGCCCTCTTTCGCATGAGTGATATCGTAATGTCCCGGCTTACCCTCCTGATACCTAGCTCGGGAGGGGATGTAGAACTCGGGATTCAGCTCCCTGTATCGTGCGGACTCTTCGTTATAAGAGAACCCTACACGGTGGCGCATGAACTCACGCCACACAAAGATCGGTGCCTTTATGCGGAATGTCATCGACGTGTGCTCAAAGGGTGAACCGTGGCGGTTCCGCATGAGGAAGTCAATAAAGGAAGATGCTGACTCAGGGTCGATCTCACCAATAAGATCACCTCTAACAGAGACCTTGGCAGCATTAACGATTGCCTCGTCGTCTCCCATAGAGTTGAATAGGGTCACTTCGGGGGAAGTAGTAAAACTAATCGATTCCATTTCAAAGGTCCTTATGTATAATAGATATTAGCGAGTTGATAGTATATAGGTAAGATAAAGGAAACCCTCCATCATTACGATTAAATCATGGAGTTCCTGAGAGGAGAGGTCCTTCCAGGACCCGTCATACTCCTCGGGCACACCTGGCAACCATCGAGCTAGTTGATATCGCTCTTCCTTTGATAGCTTTATATCATCCTTAAGAGCCATGGCCTTTTTAAAACGCTTCTGCCAAGTAACGTCGTACGCCTTCTGTTCTTCTTCTTGGGTAAGCTCTCTCTTTACAACTTTACGCATTGGCTGCTTCTCCATTCCAGCAGTAGTCTTTGTATGTACAGAACCGGCATTGCTTAGACTTCATAAAGCCTTCAGGTATCGGGGGTGCAACCTTATCCTCAAGCGAGTCGAGGACGGATGTAGCCCCGTCAAGCATCGGCTGAACAACGTCTTTATCTAAGGTAACGTGAAACTCCTTAACGTCCTGACTCGCCTTGAACTCGTAGATAACGATACCCTTTTCCAAACCTAAGCAGTACATATACAAGTAGAGTTGACGTAAGTGGGGAGCAAACGGACGCTTGATAGCTTTCCATAAGTCATCCAACTTCATCTCACCGGACTCGTAACCTGCGTACAAGCCAGGAGCATCCCACCGAATAGTACCTAGGCCGATGGACTTAATCTCTACTAAGGCATCACCCTGATCGTCCTTAATCCAACCATCGGTGTTGCCAATGATGTGATGTTTGCGGTTGTAGATACTGACCTCAAGGTACTTGAACTTGTCAGCTACACCGCACTCGGGGCAGGTCGTTGGTGATTGAGCCGTGAACTTATGCCCACAGGACTCACACTTCCAGTCTCCCCAAAGAATCCCTGCACGACGCATCCACTCTTGCCACTTGTCATGGATATCGTGCCCCGTACGAAAGATATTCATACGTTTCAGAGAAACCGACGAAGGGTTAGACTCCGTAACATCTGTGATCTTGAAGTAGGTACTACGGGGGCACCAATCAGTCTTAGCCAGGTCGCTTGGGTGGAGGTGTGCCGTATCACGGCTGGCGTTGCGGCTCTCCATCTCATCCAGCATAACGTTCTCAATGACAGGGATAATCCTCTGATTGCCCTTAGCTGAAAACCGCTTCTTATAGCTTTCGACCTTGTGCCAGTCCTTTAGGTCCTCGTTACTCATTCTGCATCCTCCTCATCGAGGTCTATCATGTCTAGGAAGTCAGCTTCTGGCATTGTCACATAGCTGTGGGGGCCGAACTCAAATATATACAGCGGCAAACGCCCCTCTTTGTAAGCTCTCCTGGAGAGATCACGCAGGTCAGAATGACGTATAGTGCAGGTCTTAGCGTCGTCTTTCATCTTAGTTTTGGCCTCGACCATGTACTCGTCAGTGCGTACGTCAGCTTTACGGACCCAGCCTGCACCGGACATGGCGTTTACAGAACCATTCATGGTCTTTGCTAAACGCTTCTCCTGCTTCTGGCTCTTAATCTGCTCAGGACTGGGCATCTTCGCCTCCTGTACGCACCTCACTGCGGAGTGTAAGCCACAGGGAGCTAAACTCATCCTTGGCTTCAGCGGGCGTCAGCTTGCCCACACCGGCAACGGTGCGGCGGCTCTTCTCCTCGATATCGTAGACGTGCATGTCAGCACGACGTACGAGGTCCCAACGATTGGTCCAAGCGTGACGCAGATCAACACGCTCGGAGACGTGCCATTCTACAATAGCCCGCATCATATCAGTTTCTAAGTCCTCATAGGGGGTATCACCAAGCCTAACGAGGTGCTTCCAGGGGCGGGGGATATCTAGCATATACGCCTCCGTAGCATCGTGGATAAGGCCAAGCAACTGCACGTCTGGGGGTGCGCCCCATTCCTTCAGTGTCTCAGATACCCGTACAGAGTGCTCTGCTACTGAGTAGAAACCGTTAAGGTGACCAGCAAACCGGCACAAGTTGGACAGAGAGAAGGAGATGTCAGTCATGTTGAACACCCAGGTGTCGGGATCTACGATGTCAAAGTCAATACCAGTTTGGGTACGGATGTGGCTGCCTTCCTTGGGTCCCCGTATGTACGGGGGAACACGAAGGTCAAAACCCCTCTGCCCCTGTTCTGTTCGTTCGATGACTGTCTTATCCACGGTAGACTCCTTCTGTGAGTGGTGGGGACATCTTATCAAACGGATAGCTCAACGTCAACCTCTTCTACGGTTTGATCGGATTCTTCTGACAACTCAAAGTTGCGAAACGTATCAACGTTCTTAGACAGGACCTTCATAGCAGCTTCCTTGATACGAGAGCATAGTGCCTCATCCTCAGCTACTGCGACGTAGAGATCATCTTTGGACTTACCGATACGCTCACCTTCAAACTTGTAGCGCCCCTCAAAGAGTTCCAGAGCAAGGGCGACAGTAACAACGTCCTTAGCCAGGTCGAACTGACCTAAGCCGAACCCTGACTTACTGTCTGCAAAGTAGAAGTCCACCTCTGCTGTCTGCTGGGGGCGGTACGTCTTATTCTTAAAGCACCTCATCTTGATGGTCTGGCCGACACGAGACTCGATAGACGATGCGTCTTTGAGCCACTCGTCTCGACGCACCTCTACACGAATAAAGTAAAAGTAGTTCTTAGCCTTGCCGCCTGGGGTGGTGCGGGGGTCGCCAAACATAACGCCGATGCTGTCTCGCCATTGGTTAATGGCGATCAGAGTACACTCACGCTCTCCCTCGGAGCGGCGCTGTGCAGCAGCACACTTGCGGAAGAACTTACCCAGGAGACGGGCACCTACGGCCATACCAGCCTGGTCCATGGACTTCTCAACCTCATCACTGGGTACGAGGGCAGGGATCGAGTCGATGACGACCATATCAACTGCGTGGTTCTCTACGGCCTTGAGCACCAGCTCCAGGGCCGTCTCCATCTCGTTAGTCTCAACCACCCATAGCCTATCGATATCGATACCAAACGATGCCGCATAGTCAGGGACGTACTCCTCGGCTGCTACCCAGAGGGCGAGGAACTCGGGATCTTCTCGCATGTTATGGGCAATAGTCTGATATGCGATAGCCGTCTTGCCCGACGACTCGTTACCTACGATCTCGTTCCACTGGTTAGCGGCGAACCCGCCACCCATAGCCAGGTCGTAGTCAAGGATACCAGTGCTGAGGTGTGGCACGTCCTGACGGGCTGTACTGCCCCTCATAAGGACTCCGGCCCCCAGTTTCTTGTTCACTTCTGCTGCTAGTTCATCAATCGTCTTAAAGTTATCGCTCATCTTGTGCTTCCTTCGTTGTCATTATTATGTACACACCACCTGTTGGCAGTGTGTTGAGGGTCACGACCAGTTTGCTTGGTCACCCTGCTGGAAATGCCCGTTATATCCGCACTCAAAGCAATGAGAACGGGGGGTGTGACCAGCTACACGGGAACTCCCACCGGAGTAGTTAGTGTACCCCGTAAGACTCCCACACTCAGGGCAGCTAAGGCCACCCTCTTTCCTCTGGGCTTCGCCGCCTTCCCAAAGACGCAGCGCCTCACCCATGTTGACCTGCTCCTGACCATGCCTGTTAGGATCAAGAACCTTCTGACGACCAGGAGGCTGTGGGGCAGGGGCTTGTTGAGGAGCAGGCTCGGGTTGAACCTGCTGAGGTTGAGGCTGTACAGGCTCAGGAACACTCTGAGGTGGCTGCTCCCGTACCGTAATACCAAACTGGGGCGGCGGCTTATCACTGCCTAACTTCTTGGCCCACCAATCATTCGCCATCGTTCTTTCCTTCCTTTGTAATGGTCTGTTCCAGTTTATCAAGAATGTGACGTTCATCCTTACTTAGGTCGCCAATATCCATGACAATATCAGGGATGTCAGGGTCCTCGACCCACTCGACTACGCCAGAGTCGATAAGCTCGTAAAGTACAGCACCCACAAAGGAGATAAGCTCACTGTGCCGTTCATCAAGAGCTTCCTTGGAGAAACGGTGAGTGGGGTCCATGAGACGTGCCATCCACCACGATAGGTCCATGATATCACCGATACCACCTGACCTCGACACCTTGAGCCAGTGCTGTACGGAGTCCCGTACTTCGTGTGCTACCCCATCGTCGCCGGGGCTTAGGTATCCCATAGCCTCAGCAATCTCTGCACCACGTCCAGCGGGGTTAAGGTTCATATAAAACCTACGTTGCCGGATAGCCAGTTCAGCGGCTTCACCATCGTACTTATAATCATCTTTGGACATAATGTCTCCTCATTTAGCTTCGGCCCAGGATAGGGCATGACCGGCTTCGACTTCCAAAGGAACACCCATGAGAGTGCGCCCGTTACCCATAGCTGTCTCGATACGAGGCTTCCAATCGAAAACCTCATCACTCGGTACAGATACTACCACCTCGTCGTGGACTTGCACAAGCATACGATGAGTAGGAAAGGGTAGTATACCATCGATATTGACAATTGCCTCCTTCATAATCTCAGCAGCAGTACCTTGTACTACAGCGTTGATAGCCTGACGTTCTGCCCTTGAACGCTTACGCCAGGAGTCGGAGTCATTACCTTCTGTAAGGATGTCTGGAACCCTACGTCGTCGTCCATATAAGGTCTCTACGTACCCCTTAGATCGAGCAGTGTCCAGTACGTCACGTTTCCAATCAGTCATCCCGGCGTATGCCGAGTTGTACTTATTGATGACTTCCTGTGCCTGCTCCTCTGTGAGGTGGCCTTTCGTGGACTCCACCAACTTCTTTGCAAAGCCTCCATACCCCATAAGGAAGTTTGGAGTCTTTCCGAAGATCTGTCGCTCCTCTCCTGATACCTCGTCCTTACCAAGGATCAGCTTGGCTGTCTCCTCGTGAAGGTCGATATCAGGGTCGGCAAAGATACGTAGAAGCTCCTGGTCCTGGCTGAACATACCCATGATACGCATTTCGATCTGCGAGTAGTCAGCCACGATAAGGGTCTCTCCCTCTCCTGCGGTAAACAGGGAGCGAATCTTCGTATCACGAGGGATATTCTGTAGGTTCGGCCCGCTAGATGCGAATCGACCTGTGGCCGTGCGATGGAAGTGGAACTGGGGGTGTAGGCGGCTCCTGTGGAGCATGGGTGTCAGACCCTCAACGTAAGTTGACTTGAGCTTCTTAAGCTCAGAGTAGTCAAGGAGATGCTGAATCACCTCGTGCTTACCCTTGAGCTTACCCAGTGTGTCTCTATCTGTTGAGGGCTTGCCCCCGGCTGTCAGCTTGGCAGGCTTAAGACCCAGCCCCTTGATATAGTCGGACGGATATCCCTTACCTATCCTAGTCTTGTTGAAGAGTAGAGTAGCCAAATCGTTGTTGGAGTCAGGATTGAAACCAGGGAACGAGTGGAAGCTAATCTCTCGCAAGCAGTTATTGATATCCATATCCAAATCCTTACCCACGTTGGTCATCATGCGGGTATTGACGTGGATACCGTTCATCTCCATCTGTGCGACAGGACGGATACAATCAATGTCGAGCATGAGAGCCTTATGAAGACCCTCTACTTTGCAAATCTTGTTATACATCTTGCGGTACAGGAGCCATGCCCAGCGTGCGTCTCTATGTACGTACGCTGTAGCCTTACTGAACGCCTCTGACGTGATGGTTGCACCGATCTTACCGTCTGCTGCGTAAGGGTCGTGCCCTGCGAAGTTCTCTTTGATGATGCTGCCGAGGTCGTACCTCATCAGGTTCTCGTCAAGAATGTGCATAAGGATAAGGGTATCGATATATCTACCAGTAGGTAGTTGACCGCCGTAATACTTGGCGATGCTCTTGCAGTCGAACTTGATGTTCTGGTTAACTTTGACAATGTTATCGTCAAAGAACAGAGGCTCAAGAGCTTTGAACACTGTCTCCTGGTCTAGTTGAGTCGGGGGCGGTGTGAATACCGCTGGGATATGGTACTTCGACTTCCGTAATGATTCCTTACCTGATGAGAGGAGGTCTCTGTAACCAGAGGGCGGGACGGTGCTACCATCTCCCCTGACCTCCTCAACGAGGATCTCACCGTTAGGGTGCCCCATGGGGACTGCCCACGACATACCCTCGGTAGCCAGACCGATCCAGAATACGTCGTTACGCAAAGGATCGAGAGCCATGTTACCCGTCCAACGATCCTCGATAGCCTGACGGCTACGGGCGATAACGCTGGGGTGAGTGGACTTGAGGGAGGCTTGCTTCTCCTCCCAATCTTGCTCTACCTGAGCAAGGACTTCGCTGTTCTTGTGGATGTTCCCACGAGTCTCAACGTCGAAGGAGAACTCTCCTACGCCTTTTATGTACTCAACAAGTTCTTCTAGTTCCTCGACAGTAGAGACGTAGGGGGCACGGACGAGACCACCACTCGCCCGTACCCCCCTTGCCTGCTGTGACCCGTCAAGACTAGGGGTCACAGCCCCCATCAGGCTCCCAAATCCTCGCTGGCGATAGTCGCCAGGGTCTTTCGGGAGGGGATGGGAATGATGCTCTCGTCGTACATCTTGAGGCGAAGTTCCTCAAGTGATGTGTCGTTGAGAGCCTCAATCAGAGGCCACTCTTCCGCAAGATCACGCTCACGCACCATCTGGTGTGCTCGCTGGGAAGTTGGACCTGACCCCGTACGGGAGATTGCCCAGTAGTGCTTACTGAGGGGACCCTGAGTCGGGTGATTGTGGAAGTTCTTGAGTGAATCGATGTCACGAGGACCAACCTCATAACTACGAAGCAACGGACCTTCCTCAGTCATCAGAGCTACGTTGAACGCAAACCGTGCGCTCGGACGGTGGCCTGCTGCACAAAGCGGGCAACCCTGCTCATGGACTCCATCAATGCAGGTAAAGGACTTCTGCCCCTGACGCTCATTGATCCAGTGTTGACGGTAATGGGCATAAGGATCGTCCTGCAAGAAGCGGACAAGGACGGGATCTCCCGTAACCTTAACACGCTGTGCGTATGGACTATCCTGCTGCTTAACAGTGTCAACACTGCCCCAGCCTCCACGGAATACCTTGCGGGCACTCTGCTTTGCTGCAATATCTTCTGATGAAGTAGACCCATCGTCAGCACTGTTCGTGCCTCCTGCGGTGTCCACTACTACTACGTCGTCAAAACGACCCATCTTACTACCTTCTTTCGTTGTCGTTGTCGCTGATGTTTAATTAACGCTTGGGATAATAGCGTTTTATGTATGTCCTGAATCCCGGCCAGTTGGCCTTTGAGGGGGTCAGGATGTATGAGTCGTACGCCTTAACCAGGAACAGAACCTGATCCTGGCTATAAAGCCGCTTGCCCTGTGTTGTTTTACCGGGCACTTGTTCACCCTTGGGCTTTGGCGTACGGTAGGTGGCCTTTGGCAGCCACCCCTTTGACTCCCACGATCGGATAGTAACGGGCTTGTTACCAAGAGCCTCAGACAGCGCACCAATGGTGTACATCTTCTTGGTCTCTCGTTCCTTGCCCACTACCATCTTCTTGTAGGGTAAAGAGCCTAACACAGAAGACGCTTCTTTGTCAAGCGTCTCCTGACTATTCCTTGGGGGGGTATTACCTGGGTAGGTAGGTGCCGGTGTGGGATCTTGTTTAGGTGACTCCCCGTCTGGCATTACAAACCCAGGTTCGCTTGCAGCGAGCTTGTAGAATCTATCGAGAGCAGGATCGCTCATAGCTCTGGCCTCGGCACAGGCACATTGTTGACAAAGAAGTCAGCCTGTTTTACTGCGCCCCGGCGTGTACGAGCCGTGAACTCAAAGAAACTGTTAAGGCAGGGAACTACCGCTACCCATTTCATAAAACCGTCTTGCATTACCGTGTAACGGTCTTCTGGTTCATGTGTCTCGTCGGATGTGTTCACTTCGGCTCCTCAACCTGCTCCAATAGATTCTCAGTATACCATGTGATGGTAACGTTTGCAACTTAGTAGTCGTTGTACTTGTCCTCTACCGGCGTTTGGAATGCAAACGTAGGTTTTGGGGCGACGTACAATTCCTTGAGTTTCGCCTCAAACTCATTGTCCTCCCTGTTATCAAAGGCATATGACATGAGTTTATCCTCGTCAAGCACCTCGATAGTGGAGGACACTTTGTCCCAGAAACCTTCTTCTTTGGCCCACTCGATAGCAGCATCCTTGTCAAGCCGGGGTTCCCCCTGCCTACGCTGCACCTGTAGTGACCATGGACCAACTTGCGCCCAGGTGTGGCCCACGTCGTCTGGCGTGCCCTCTCTCTGCACGTAGAGCATGAGTTCCTTCTTCTCTTCAGCAGCCATCTTCTCAAGCACCTTAATGTGGTGCTTGTGCTGAACGTAGTCCTCAGCCAGCTTCTTCAGTGAGTCATCCATGTTTAGCCTTTCTTATGCTTACAATCGGCACATTCCGATATAGAACGTTATCAGGCAGATCATCACGAGAGAACCGTGCGTCTGCGGGAATGGTTTTACGGTACCGATTGATAGCACGAGGGGTGTCCCATATCATAATGTTATGGACACGCCACTGGTTATCGATGATTCGGTTCCAACGCCTCATCTTCCAACGCAACCAGAACGGGGCGAGGTACTTACGAGGGTACCCTCCTACAGGTTCTAGTGGTCGAGAGAACGGGTGGGGGGTCTTATCCAAGGGGTGTAGGGGACGGTCTAGTGGGTGCATTTCTTAGTTCCTTAATAGTGAGAGTATATCTTACACCCTGAGAGGCGGTGACACAACGTCACACCATGGATTCCCTCATAAATGTACTTAAATTGTCCATCGTGAGAGAGAAGCTCTGTTCCATATCGTGGTGCTTACCGTCGATAAACGCCTCGTTAGTCTTCAGCTTCTCCTGGAGCATTTGGTACTGTCGCTCCTCAATACTGCCAGCCATCACAAACGTAGCAATGGTGACGTGGGGCCACTGGGACGACAGTCGAATAATGCGTGCCTCCCGCTGCTCTAGCTTACCCGAGGACCAAGGAAGGTCATATGATATCAGATAGTTAGCCTGGGGGAGATCGACACCGTACCCTCCCGCATCGCTCGACAGGAACAGCCGGGTGCGAGGATCGGTTTGAAACTTGTTCTTATTATCCTGCTTCTCGTCTGCCGTCATACCGCCCATGAACAGGACGCTGTTTGTAATCTTACTGGTGGCCTCCTGTATGAGCCGCAGGTTCTCCTTAAAGAACGAGAAGAGAACGACCTTGTTATCAGGAGACTCCGCTAGTACCTCTGTTATGTAATCCACCACGGCGTCTAGTTTGGGGGCGGCGTTAACACCGTCCATGATACCGGCGTTTACGATAGTGTTAGCGTACTCGCTCCCGTGCTTTGTATCAGGGTTAGCGTACTCTCCAGAAGACCATCGAACTAGCGCAGGGTTATCGCAAAGCATACGCAGGGTAGTAAGCCGGGTCATCACTTCGCCCTGCTCCTTCCCGCCGTCCCCGTCGTTGTTGTAGTGGTCCCACAGGGAGAAACCGCTACCGCCTTTACGAAGAGCTTTAGAGAGCGTATCAACGAGATCGGACTGAATACGTCGATACACCCCTGCACCTTTGGTATCAAAGGGTACTGGTATCACCTGATGGATGATATTGGGCAGTTGGTCCGCTATGTCCTCGCGTGTCTTCCTGACCATACACTCTTTCATGGTCTTGTGCATCTTGTCGAGGTTTCGGTACCGGGCGGGCTTTCCCCAATGGTCACGGACGATGAACGTACGGTCGAACTGCTCAAAGCTACCTAGTACGTCCTTGTCTACGAACTCCATGATACTGAACAATTCTTCGGGGCGATTCTCAATAGGCTGTCCGGTAAGAGCGAACCTAAAGGGGACGGTCTTTCCTAGGCGCTTCATCAATTTAGACCTCTTGGCCGACCTGTTCTTGATGATAGTGGACTCATCAATGACGATAGCTTGAATCTGTCCTATCAACTTGTAGTCGTTGAGAAGGGTCTCGGGATTGACAATGACATAGCGAGCATCGCCCGATGTCCTCCACTGTCGTTCACGCTTCTTCTTAGTACCGTCAATAACCATGGTACGTCCGTTAGTGAACTTCTTGATCTCGTCCCGCCACTGTAGCTTGAGAGATGCGGGGACGACGATCAGAGCACGGTCGATATCCCCCTCCTCGTACATCTGCTCGATAGCCCCGAGAGTGGTGGGAGTTTTACCCGCACCCATAGTCATAGCGAGCATCATCTGGCCTCGCTCGACCATACGGTCCACAGCATCTTGTTGGTACTTACGCAAACTGCCGATAAACACTGCTGATCCTCCTCATTCCGTCCATAATCTGTCCGTCTGTCATGTCCCCTAAGTCTTTGGGGTCGTCTTTGTCATAGATCCAGTAACGGAGACCTTTTCGAGGGGATATGTACTTGGATACCCTTTTAGTCTCCTTATATCCAGCGATATCGTTATCAAGAGCTAACACTACCGTATCAAAGGTACGTTCTAATAGGCGAGCTTGGTCAGAGGAAACGTTAGCACCGAAGGAAGACACTGCGCTGAACTCGATGCCTCCGTACACAGAGTGGAACCGAACGACATCGAGGGGAGATTCCAGCAGGATACCGATAGGGTTAACCGCTCTTTCGATGCCGAACAAGGTGTCCTTCTTATGTACTCCCTGGGGGAAGTTGTTGACCCATCCTGTCTTCTTCTGCTGATAGCCCCGTAGCTCTCCTAGGGGGGAGACGATGGGTGTGAGTACCGCCTTGAGGTCTGAGTCCCAACGTACGCCGTGACGTAGCGCTACATCTGGATCTACTTTACGGAAGTTGATAACAGACTGGGGGAGCCTGTCGAACTCAGCATACTTGAGCCAGTCCAGAGTCACAGGAGCCTCATAGACATCCTCTTCAGGCTCAAGCCTGCTCACACCCTTCTGGATCATGCCACTTTGGATACGCCACAGTTGATTGGGGTCATCGGTAAGCTCATTGATTAGCTGATATAAGCTCCCCCTGGCACCGCAGGTAAAGCAGTGGAACAGATAACTATCTGTGTTGAGATAGAAGGTGTAGCGGGTGGACTCCCTGCCCTTGAACTTGTGGTGGACAGGGCAGCGGCATTGAACCTCGTCCCCTGTCACCTTGTTAACCTCTACACCCAAGTCCTCTAGGACCTCGACTAGATCACCGGCTCTACTCACGGTACAAACCCTTCCGACTCAAACTCACTGGCTTCCTCATCGTTATGCAACTCGGTAAAGTCCATAGTTGCCCAGTCCCAACTGACGTGAACCTCGCCTCGGGGGGCAGTTCTAGCCTCCACAACACGGATGATGCTCTGGTCATCGGCATCTGGGTTGCGCTCTACACCGAGAACGAGGTCGGCGTCCTGTACGAAGGACGATGTGTAACCGATACTGTCGGCTGTAATGGCTCGTGTCTTCTTGTTACCCAGCTTCCAGGAGAGCACCTGAGTGGTGAGAATGACTGGGATATCCCATTTCTGAGCCAGTCTCTTCATTGACCGAGTAATGTTAGTCAACGCTTGGGGGGAGCCTTTCGGCTCTCCATGGTCGTCGTCCATCAAATAACCACCGTCTACGTATAACGCATCGGGGCGGTATTCCTGTACCTTGGCGTCCAGAGCACTGACCGTGGTCAGGGACGTCGAATCCTCAGACATATAGAAAGGCTGCATATTCTTTGCCAATATCATCTGACGCTCGATACGGTCCATCTCTTGATTAGAGAGGTTGCCTGTAAGGATACTGTTATAGTCAACCTTGGCTCGGAGTGCGTCCCATCGAGACAACTGTTCCTGTACCGACATCTCAAATGATACGAACAAAGGGGTGCGCCCCGAATAGTGGGCAGCGTTTGCCATAATCAACTCAAACAGAGACTTGCCCCGTTTAGGTTCGCCCACAAGCACTACGAACTGCTGGGGTCTAAAACCCTGGGTGATCTGATCGAGGCCGTGGAAGCCGGTTGGGATTCCACGTAGAGCGTTCGGGTTGTCACGCATCTCGTTGTACTTTGCGAGACGTTCTTCCCAATCCTGGATGATGTCAAAGTCCCTAAGTTTGCTGGTCTGCTTGGTAGCCTCGGTAAGCCCCGATTGGAGAGTGGAGATGGCCTTCTCAACGTCGTCGTTGTCCAATTCACCAGAAGATCGTGTGAGAACGTCTGCGATAGTGCGGAACTTGTACTGGACCATCATTTCATCAACGAGGCCAGACCAGGACTCTGAGGAGGCGTCGTCAAGAAGGATCGAGCCATGGGCCTTACTGAAGGCCCGGTCGGTGGGAACGGAGCCGTGCTCCTGGTTGTAAGCTAAGATCCACTCGTATACGGGGCGATACGTAGTTGTGAAGTGCTCCGCACGTAGCCCGAACTTGGTAGTTGATTCCAAGGACTGTTCATCGATTACTTTGCTGATGATTAGTGATTCTAGCGATGCTGACATTTAGTATCCAAACTTTCCATCGGGGTTAACTACCGTGGCACGGTGCCATCCAATTGCTTTAGCGTCCTCTTCGTAGGGAGTGAAAAGGGTGTGAATCTCACGGTTGTAGCGCATATCGTCTGACAGGTCTTCTAACTTGTCGTAAGAGTATACCTGGCAATCGGCTCCTTTCCTCGCCAGGTAGCTCTCAATATGCTCGACCATGAAGTCATCATAGTACGTATACACGTCAACCGCAATTCCTAACTGGTTCCTGAGATGTATCAGGGAGCGAAGTGGCATCTCGTTGATACGCCATAGAGACATCGTACGCTTAACCCAGTCGTCAGCCTCAACGTCATCGTCTTTCTTGAAGAGCCTGGATAGGAGACCCTGTTGTTTTACCGGCTCCTGCTCTACGGTTACGACTAGACCCTCAAACCAGCAGGCGATACGACTATGTATCGATACGCCGATGTCGCCCTTCTCCATTAGAGGGTTTCCAATTCAAAAGAGGCCAACGGACTGCTCAGTCTATCTCCAAACCTCGCCTTGATATCCGTAACGGAGAGGGAAGTGGTGATAACGGTTGTGAGCATTGCGTCATACCTGGAACGTATCAGAGTGCCGATCTCGTGAGCGGCGAACTCAGTCCTGCGAGTCCCCTCAAGATCATCGAGAAGCAGTACATCGTACGAAGCTCGGATGTGTTTGAGAGCGTAAGGGTCGTTGTACTCATCGCTCAGGATACCGTCCCCATCCTCTTCAAAGCTATTCTTAATCATGTCGATATAGGCATCCGCAGTAATCATGCGTGCCGATCTCCCATGCTTGGTGATGAGGTCCTCTACTACTCGGATCGCATTAGTGGTTTTGCCAGACCCGGCACGTCCTGAGAGGATGAGACTTGCTCCCTCCTCGTAATCGTCTACGAAGTCTTCTAAGTCATGTGATACATCTCTTGACTCTCGGAGGGGGCGTCCTTTAACACTCCCAAGGAAGTGAGACATGCGATCACCTTCGGAAAGGTGTGACCACCACTTCTTACTCTTCCACTGTTGGGGCGTTTTCATCCTGCGATCTCCTCGTACTCCTTGACTTCCTGACGTTTTAGTAGGTAAGCAGTAACATACTGCGAAAGCGTGCCTCTCTCAGGTCGGATACCTCTTGGAGAGGGGATGTTACTCTTGAGTTCTTTAGGCAAATCACACCACCTAATCAACGCAAGATGAGGATCGACATCAGACTTGTTGAAGGGCTTGCCTGCCAGGTTGTACTTTACAACACTTTCCAGAGCGGACAACACAGCATACGTGTAGATGAAGGACTTATCGGCAGCTAGAATCTCCGCAATAACCTCTGGATATCGGAAGCTATCGTTACAGGCTAATAGCACGGCCCGTCTCTTATCTTTCACCTCGCTAAGAACCTCGGACTTGCCCATGTCCCCTAGCATCCAATGGAAGATGGGGTGGTCTTCGGGGCTGACAGTAACAACTGTACCCTCCAGACAAGCATCCATAACCTCCCGAGAGAGGAATGCCCTTGCGGGCTTACTGCTGTCTGAGGCGATACTCTGAAAGAACACATCAACAGATGTTCGTAGGGAAACGTCAGTGTAGCCTGCCTTGGTGAGACGTATGAAGGTATATCCGAGAAGGTTCTTGTCCTCCTGATCGACTAACTTAGTCATGTCTCCCATCGATTTATGGTAAGAAAAGTAGTCGATAAGGTCTTTGATGTTCCTACGGAAGAATACGGGGGGGGGGGGGGGGTTTTCCCAGTCCGTGGCATCGCCATCGTTATCCGGCCAATCGTCCCAATCACCCATTACTTAGTCCCTTCATCGAGCATTCCTTGATCTTGTAACACCTCAATCGTAGCAGTCGAGGCCGATGCCAGTAGGATGAGGAGGTCCCGAAGGGGTTTCAAAGCCTCATCAATGATACTCTCATTGACCTGGGGAGCGGGGGTGTCTGTGATTCCTACAGCCTCTAATGCGTTCTTGACAGCATCATCCTGTCGTGGACCCGGCCCCATGATGGACGTACCACTATCTGGGAAAAGTTCAGCAATGATCGCTGACTTGGTAGTCCCTGTGGCACCGATGCGCTCACCGTAACGTTTGACAGCGTGTGCAGTCATAGTGTCAAGCTCCAGCTTAGTGAAGGAGCGGTCTTCGTCCGGTTCGGAGTCCTCTACGACAACCTCAGAGGAAGGTGATTCCTGGGGAACCACTACGTCCTCCTCGTCTACCAGGATGATAGGCTCAAGACCGTTGGTAAGCTCAAGATAAGTGACACTACCAGTTGGTCCATCACCTGTTTCGTTAAACGCATTCATTAGCATGTCCTCAGTCTCCCGATCCTCTCCCCACATCAAGAGCACTTGGTCAACGTCGGAGACTGTGGAGGCCAGCTTATTCCGTGTCTTACGGATCTCGACGTGTTCAAGACCTTTTAAGAGGGGGACTACTGTGTCACCATCCTCGTATAGAAGGACGGTAGGGATCTCAAAGTCGAGCAGGTAGTCCCAGAGGGTGCCTTCGTCCTCGGTCATGGAGGCACTTCCCCATGCGACCTTAACAGAGTCCCCTTCTTTGAGAGAGTCCTTGAGACCAGCGACTATGACCTCCTTCGGTGTACTAGCTCCTCGTCCGATGATAGCGTACGTGCCCATGATGTTGAATCCTTCCTGTAGTGAGTGTTAGGTACTCTACCACCTAATCTCTACAGATGCAACACCTAGCACCAATTAGTCGGGGCTTGGGGGCAGATCGCCCAACACTGCGTCGTAATCCAGAACATCGTACTTGTCTAGCTCCGTGATCGGTAGGACTTCTTCACGGATGGTATCTAGGAACCCATTAGTCCTCTCCCACTGATCGGCGTAGAGAGAGCGTGACTCGTGACGTCCACCTTCCCAGCGATAGTCAGATATCGTGTTGTTCTCATCCTTGAACCAGCCACCACGAATAACATCACCATCAAAGTAGGGTCCGATATGGTTGAGTTCCAATAGGTAGTACGAGTTGAGCTTTTCGCTACTCATCTGATCCCAGTCTTTGACCCCGTACTGAACGTAGACCTCGCCCCCTGGAAAGTCATAGGGAATCTCTATCTCAAAGTAATGAGTACCGTCTACCTTAATAGGATACAGGCACAGGGCGGCTCCACCGTTGGGAGTAGTCACAGGAGAGCCATCCAAGTTCAGACACCTTGCCCATAATACGTTGTCTAAGTTAGACCCCCCGGCATGTATGCTAAACACCACCTTATCCAGTTCCACTACGTTGACGGGGGACTTAAGGGTGACGGCGGCAGTGGCTTCGTCATCGTCCCCAAGTAGTTGGTCACCAGGTGACTTGGGGGTCATAATTTCGTAGGGGTCACGGTCATCAATGAATCCGACATTACGTGGGTTGAGAATGTGGTTCACACGAGCTGAGTAGAGTGTCAGAGTTTTATTATCAACATCGATACCTACGTCCCGTTCGGTAACAGCTTCTAAGAAGAAGGAGGTTCCAAACTCCGTACCCTTAGTCCTACGGAAAAGCCCTAGGTTGTCCATCATCTGTCGCTGACGGATGGTCCCGAGGTCGCTCTGACTGAGGTTAGCTCCGAAGTGACCGGCAACAGCATCCAGTGTCTCTGGTCCTGTGATATCAGGATCGACGGCAAGCATATTGTGATCGATAATCGTACGCATACGATCCATCTCATACCCTATGATAGATAAGAACTTGAAGAGGGGGCCGATCTTGCCACCAGGTGGAAGCGTCCCGTACTCAGGACAGGTGACTTTATCGGGAGAGTCCCCATCACCAACTTCGATAACGGTAGTGTCGGGGGAGGTACCCTGAGCTTCGTCAGCCACTCTGTAATGATTAGGGATACGGCTGTAAAGTCCCATAGTAGACCCGTAATCCTTCGGAACGATTACAGCAAGAGAAGCTACACGTTCGTAGAATCCAGCCCATTCTCTAGGGTCGATAGCGTCGTCTCCCACAATGTTACTATCAGCCCTAGTTGCGTTTGGGTTATTACGGTAGTTGACGAACAAGGAGTAGTAAGCCCACCTGCCTTCCCTACGTCCGTCGTGCGTGAAGGATGTAGTAACAATGGTGTCTTCCTCAAACCTGTAGCCCTCGCTAAGTATCCCACCGTTAGAGATCGTCTCGGGGGCACCCTGGTCGGAGTAGACCAGCATGTACCCTACCGCTTGCGGAGTTACCTCAACAAGATCCTTAATAGGCTCAAAAGGAACGCTCCACTTAAGATGGACACGACCTGTGGCGTTCGGCTCATTAGATGCCGGATTAGGATAACCGTAGGTAGTGGTGGTTGCCTCAAAGTAGCTGTCTGTAGCACCCCCAGATGGGGGCAGCAGCAGACCGCTTGCCTTTAATTGGTTATCGACATCAAGCCTGTCAGCCTGAGCTTGAACGTCTACGAAGTCGTCTGGATCGGCACTGGAAGCACTGGGTGAGGGGCCGTCATACCTTATGTACGAACCCTGGTCCCCCATCACCCGGCGAAGCTGGAAAGCTATGCGTGCCATCAGCTATCCTCTGTATTCCGATCTGGATCGTATGAGATACCACCCGTACCTTTAACTATGATTCTGCCCTTTTTCGGGAGTTTGATGTCACTGATTTGGATCTCCTGCGAGACATCAAGTGGGTCGTCATCTCCAATAATAGGTTTGGGTTCGACATCGAAGTCCCTATCGCTGAACCTTTGTACGGTAACGTAATCAACCCCGTCCACACCCAGTGCAAACTGATATACCTGGCCTAGGTGCATCTTCTGTCCAAAGAACACGTTATCAAACATAAACAAACGGTCTAGGTTTTCTTCCACATCCCGTTTAACCCAGTCAGTAACGAAGCGGGGGTTAACGTGTACGATCAGTTCAATGTCGATGGCGGTCCAATCAATCCTATCTACTACCTCTATGTCTACCCCAAGGAGAGCACGGGGGGCAATCGATTCGATAATCGCATCCGCAAGGAGTGGTGAGACAGTATGGTATGACGGGGTGATATCGTTCCCGCCCTCATCGGTAACAACCGAAGTGTCGAGGTAATTACTATCAAAGTTATGGGGGTGCAGCTTTACCACACCGTTCGGTATAATACCTGTAGATGCGTCTGCACCCAGTGGTTGGATGTACTCCACCGCTACCTTACTGACTCCTGGAACCTGGGTTGTCAAAGCCACAAAGTCCTGCTTAGTAACAGCACGGTTCTGAGAGGCAATGGTGTTCGGGATGTTCGCCTTCATCGACGCTATGGACTCTTCGTCCTGGCCCCCAGTAAACGTATCGGAGCCACGGATCTCCATTCCGATGATGGGAGATGAGTACCAGGACACGAACTCACTGGACTTGGCAGGAAAGTTACCGGCACTACCCTTACAAGTAGCATACGTAGCTGTAATCTCGGTGCCTGTAAAGGGTGCCACGCCATTAATTGAACTACCGAAGTGGATCTCCGTGTAACCGTCTGAGTTGGTACGGGTGCTAAACACGCGGTCCCCAGCGTTTGCGTTAATCAGACGATCAACGTGCTGATAGATAACGGGGCGATCTTCAATCTCATATACACGGACAACAAGAGAGGAGATGACTACACCCTTTTTCGGGAGGGTGTAACTCTGGCGGTCCCTGCCTGACGAGGAGGAAGTGAGAACACGCTCTTGGATGATATCCCCCTCTGCGACCACGATCTTAGCAACACCGGGGGCTATCGTGAAGTTACCAGTCGAGTAAACGTTGTGAGCCTTTCCGTCATGCTGTAATTTAAAGCGTGTATACATGGGGACATTTGTGGAGTCATTTTCAAGGTTGTTAAATAGGGTGATAGTCGAGGTCGCCCCCACCCGATTGCTTGGGAGGTAATCAAACAGGTTGGCGTGAGCCAAGACTGACTCTCTCATCTGCGCTGTGGGGAGGAAAGCCTCACCCGCTCCACGGTCGATGTAGTAGTGCATGGAGTCACCTGCGTACGCCCACAAGTCAATAAGCTGCATCATAAAGTCTGAGGGGTCCCGGTCAGTCCACTCGGGGAGAGCGAGACTGGCACGAGCCAGTAGATCGCTTTTGATCGTGCTGTACGTTCTGGAGGTGTAATTAAATGCCATCGGTCAAGGCGCTCTCTTCGTTGAAGGGGGTGGGAAGGTTTAATGTAAGCCTGACTACCGCCGAAAGGGGGGTAGAGTATAAAATAGTGACGATCACTACACCAGGTTCAGATGTGTCAAATAGTACGTCACGGATGGATACGGAGGATACGCTTCTGGAGATAGAGGAGATTAGGTCTACCTTGTAGTCTGCCTGCTCTAGCTCGCCAAAGGTATCAAACAGATTAGCCCAGATATTGCCCCCATAACTAGGGTTTGCCGGTCTCTCGTTATAGGATGTTACCAAAACATCGGTAATCTTCTGTTTGATAGCCGTATCAAAGGTTCTAGTAGTAGCGGTTGATCCGTCTTCGACGGAGAATGGCGTTTTAATACTTTTCATAATCTGTAATCTCCGTTCTCGTACAGTATACCATGGTTCTAGGGGTTTTACACGGGCGGGTACCTGTCATACAGGTCAGCCCCAGCAGTAGAAGGTAATCATGCCAGAAGCGCCGTCCTCGGCAAGGCTGTTATATACTGCGTAGTTTCGTTCATTATTAGAACCTCCCGAGTCTTTACAAACACCCAGACCGTGAAAGGTTCCTGCTACTAGCTTATTCCTAACGTTAAGGGGGATAGGGACCCATTTATGGTGATCCGGTCCTGCTCCTATAGATATCTGTCCCACGTTCTCAGCACCTGTGACCGGGGCTTCCCAAACCTGATCTTTAGGGGGAATGCTAGTGTGACCATGCCCTCCCAGCCACACGTTAGTAGACTGATAAGTGCCCCCGGTACGTCTGGAAGCTAGGAAGTAAGCACTTTCAATAGTAACCGTGGCACCACAGTGTGACCCTCGTGCAGTGTGGGCGTTCTTAATAGTGTTATACCCGTAGGTCCATATACCGTGGTACCTCTTAGACTGCGAGTCAAAGTACCCCTGCACGGAGTTATTAGCAAGACTACTGACCCATTGGAAACTTCCGTGGTTAGGACCCATGCCAGTACGTACTTGCCAGTGACTACAAGCCTGTGCTCCCATATTCCAATTGTAACGACGTAGCGTGTAGTCTGCTACAACGCTTCGGGATGACTGGCCGGTAGAGTTTCGTACGTCCACAAAACAGTAAATCTTATCGGTACTATCGCTATGGTTTACGACATTGACCTTCTTAGTGCTGTTATTCGATACACTCACCCAAGACCCGTAGACCCAACTACCACTGTTGATCCTATGAGCTACTCGGTACTCGTGGTTGTTCGCACTTGAAGTCTTGAACGTTATGTGCATTTTACCGTAACCAGTATCGGGGGCGAAGAGTGAGACGGAGGGCGCTGAGGGTGTCGGCTTCGCCCACAAGGGTGCGGTACTCTTCTTCACCCAAGCAGACGACCCGGCATTGTTTATTGCCTTCACTCGCATGTATCGATCGCCTGAACTACCTGTGAACGTGTAACTGTAAGGCGACGTTTGAGGTCCCCGATCGGTCCACGTTTTATCGTCCGTTGACGTTTCGACAACGTAGGACGCCGCCGCATCATGCGATGTGTCAGTCGTAGGAGCAGACCACGACAGCTTCAATTGACCCTGCGTAGTAGTCGATGCAATGGACACGCTCTTTGGAACGTTTGGCGCATACAACCAGACCGGCGTAGCCGATGCGGTGACGTATGAGGAAGACCCGCCTTCCGACAGCGCACGGACCCGCATTGACTTCGATCCAGAACCCGTGAATGTGTAATAGCTTGGCGACTCATCGCTGCCCGTATTAACCCAGCCTCCGTCGTTCGCTTGCACTTGGTAACCGGTGTTCGTGTTGTGGCCGGTAGGGTTCACCCACGTCAGCTTGAGCTGACCCTTCGTTGTCGTCGCAACCGCCTTCACGCTTGTCGGCACCTTCGCCGGGATCGATGACGTGGCCGTGTTTGAGTAAGGGCCATGATTGCCCGAGATGACCGCCCGCACTTTGTACGACTCGACAGTGCCCTGTCGTGCATTCGTGTCGGTGTACGACGTAACACCTCTCGCCAGATATGCGAGCGAAGCTCCTCCTCGCACAACTTGAATCTGATCGTGATGCCCGCAGCCAACAACCGACCAGCTCAACGCAACATCGTCACCGTTTGTCGGTGCTGCTGCCGTCAACGACGAAGGAGCTTGAGCCAATGTTAAGATATTGGAGGTTGATTCCGTGCTACCGTAATCACCCGGTAGGTTAGCTTTAACTTTGTAACCGGCCTTACCGTCCTGGGGATTGGTATCAGTAAAGACTTTAGCAGTAGTTCCCCCAGTCCCAGTAACAGCAGTCCCGTCTACGTTATATACGTCGTAAGAGTTAGCCTGGGGGACGGCATCCCATGCCACCTTAACATTACTATCAACCCCCTCGTTAGACACAGTAGCGACGGGGGCTTTTGGAAAGGTACCAGCGGCTACACTACTCCAGACGTGAACCCACGCCCCGTCCTTGAAAACCCACGCTTCTTTACCGTCTTTCCAAGAACCGTCAACGTATGCGGACGGCTTTTTCCAGGACTTCCAGCCTCCAACATATGAGTTGGTTTTGTGAGGGTAAACGTCGTTAAGAGATGACATACTCAGACCTGGATATGGATATCGCCTTCCGACGCTCCGCTAGGTGGAGTACCGTTGCTCGTTGTAACGGTAACAACACGTTTACCTTCCACAGTTGCTGCACCGCTAACGCTAAGCGTGCCGTCAACTGCTAGGTCTTGAGTCGTTGATGCACCGCTAACGCTAAGCGTGCCGTCAACTGCTAGGTCTTGAGTCCAAGTGTCTCTTGCCGTAAGATTCCCTTCAACACCTAGGTTGCCCATGATCGTACCACCATCTAACGATAGGTACGTATTCTCGTGGTTGTGCCCACCACCGTCATTAATGATCTCGTCGCCATCGTAAGCAGTAGTGTTACCGTCCCATAGGAGTTGACCTTCTTCCCAACCTGTGGGGGGATCATCGGGATCGCCTGTGAGAACGTGCTCTCCCTCAAACGTGCCCCCTCCTCCACCGCCTGATACGGGTATGATATCATCTCCTTGTTTTAACCACAGTCCCATATCAGTTACCTTCCAGTTCTTCGATGCGTTCAGACAGTTCTTTAATCTTGGCGAGCATAGCTGCCATGACTTCGTTTACCGTGATTAGACCATCGCCGGAAGCGACTACATCTTCGTCATTAAGGTCCGGCAGGATGGCTGTCTCGGCACGGTCCAGTATATCAGAGGTGTCAATACCGTTAGGGATACCGAATCGTATATTAGGGGCGATAACTTGACCAGGGATCTCCACTATCTTGTCTTCACGGAACCTAGCCACGGATGATTCGGGTTCACCGTCTCCCACCCTTACGTCTAAGTAGTTTTTAAGGGTACTGTTATCGTCGTAAGAGTATGAGGATAAGAGTCGGACAAGCGCATCTATGTTAACGTTCTCTCTGAGGTCGATGGCAAAACCCCTTTCAGCGCTACCTTTAACAGTGACATCCGATGAGTAAACGTACTCGACGCCCTCAACTGGAAGGTGCTCTACGAAAGTGACATCCCCATAAATATCTCCACTGATATCTATGTTACCGTCTAGGGTGGTATCACCTACGATACTGATATGACCCCCTATCGACGCATCCCCACCGACTGTAAGGTCACGCCCAATAGTCGTACCAGCGGAGGTCCACTCCTGGGATTCGTAGTCTCCCATCTTCAACATTGCTGTACCTGCGGAAAGGGGGTCCCCTCCCCCATACATAACTAACCGAGCGCTGTTGTCATCGTCTGATGACCTAACTACTAAACCTGATCGAGGGTTGAGGTCGTTTTTAAGGGAGTAGATTCGGGAAGGACTGAGGACGCCCGTCGAAGAGGAGAATGACAGGTCACCTACCATAGTCCCCCCGGTGATACGGATATAGTCCGTATGATTATGGGGACCGTCTACCCCGTTACTACCTTGCTCACCATCAAACAGTAGTTGACCCTCTTCCCATACAGCAAGAATAGCAGGGTCCGTAGGATCTCCTTCCAGGACTGAGTAGTCGTCGTGGTCATGGTCTCCGGTGGTATCCGGCCCCGAAGTGACCAGGATAGCGTTACCATTCTCGTCTTTCATCCATAAGCCCATATCAGCTATCCTCCTTCTTAGCAGTAGTCTTCCTAGTAGCAGCTTTCTTTCTAGGGGCTGCCTGCTTCTTGAGGGGGCGATCCTTGGCCTTCAACTCTTCGATCTCAGCAGACAGTTCTTTAATCTTTGCCAGCATTGCCGTCATCACTTCGTTGACCGTCAGGCTCTCAACGTCAGCGTCGGCGGTCGCAACACCCTCGTCATCGGGTGCTGGCATGGTTGCTGTCTCTGCACGTTCCAGCACGTCAGCCGTGTCGATGCCGTCAGCGGTAGCGAACGACCGCACAGGACCGTTCTTGTCGGTGATGATGCCGTTAACCCCCAGGTCGGTGTAAACAGAAACTTTGTCGTGCTCTGCTTCAAAAACAATGTTGCTGTTAACAGTCGTTCGGATCTTGCCGCCGTTGGTGTCATGGTAGGCGGCATAGATGCCCGTCCCATTTGCGCCAAGGTTGATAGAGGGGTTGCCTTTCGCTCCTGTTTTGTTGGCGTGTATGATGCCGTCAACCTGTAGGTCGCATTTGATGTTGACAAGTACGCCGACCGCTACTCGCTCCACACCGCCCGTGTTAACCCGAACGTCAGTGCCCTTTAAAATAAGCCCACGACCGTTCTCGGCCATGATATTGAACGAGGTGCTATCGGGATAACCGATATATCCCGCCCGCTCACCTTCATGTAACCATGAGATGTACGGCCTGCTGTCCGCCTCGTCGCCTATCTGAAGAACCGCATTACCGCCGCTCAGAACGTGACTGCCACCGCTGGCGTTAAGCGTGCCGTCAACCTCTAGGTCGGTGTCGACCCGAACGCCTGCACCGCCCAGCAATAGCTGATTCGTTTCGGCGCTCAACTCCGTCGTTGTTGCGGTTGCGTTGCCTATGTACCCCTTCTTAATCCCGTTGTGATAGAAGCTCATGTAAGGCTGTCCCGATGGCGTGGCATTCTTAAGAGCGAGAGTGTGTCCGTCGCCCGTCAGCACACCGCCCTCTAATGGTAGATAGTCGTGGTCGTGCGGGCCAGCAGTACCACCAGCACCGCCACCACCACTAACAGGAACAAACCCATCCTCGTTCTTCAACCATAAGCCCATTTCAGTTACCTTCCAACTCTTCGATGCGTGCAGAC